GCGATGCTCGTGAGCGAACTCACCTTCGGCGTCGGCAGTAGCTCGACGCGAGCGACCTCGTTCTCGAATCCTTCACCGCGCTCGCGGCCGGTGTACTTCGTCCACACGAGGAACACGCGGCGCGAGCGCAGACCGAACCGCGTGCTGAACTGCCGAAGCGAGTCGATACGCGGCGCGAGGCGCTGCGTCAGCGAGTTCTTCGCTTCAGCGTTCGTCAGTGGGCGCGGCTTCGGCATGATTCATCCACCGGCCTTCTTCGCTGCCCACGCGCCGATCCCACTACCTGACTTCCTACCACCACCCGCTGCCGCTTCTTTGTGGCGAGCTTGTTCGCTTCGGTGCATCCGTACCGCCGAACTCGACCCCGCGTGCCTGGCTGCTACGTCGTGCGCGGCGGCTGCCGCGGTATGCGACTCCGGTGTGTTCGCCTTGTCTGCTGCCTTGCTCGATTGGCGAGCCGTCTCGGCATGTACGCGGGCCTGTTGATTCACTTCGCGTCCCGTCTGCGGACGAGACGGAGGAGGGCCGATCGCGCCGCCTCCGCTTGCATGCCAACGCGCCCATCGCTCTGTTGCAGTTTCTTCACTCGCCATGATTCATCCACCGGCCTTCTTGCCGTGCTCCAGCGCCTTCTCGTAATGGGCGGCGGCCGTCGCATGGTCGCCGATGTTCGCATGCCGAAGGGCCGCGCCTGCGTGCTGCTGAGAAGCCGCGCGATGCGTGTCTCGATCATTGGCGTGTTGACTCATCGTCCTCGCGCGGTCGGATGCCGAGTCCGCGCCTGCTTTCAACGCGGCATGTGTCGGCTCCTTACCCTTCTTTTCTTTGAGTTTTCCCCCGGCCTTCTTCTCGGCCCACGCGAAGACGCCAGCACGCGGAGCACCTTGCGAGCCAGCACCACCGCCACCCTGGCCCGCATGCCAAGCGGTCCATCGCTCTGCTGCCGTTTCTTCACCCGGCATGGTTCACTTCCCGGCCTTCTTCGCCGCCCACGATCCGATCTTCCCACCACCCGACTTCTCAATCGCCTCGCTCACCTTCGCGACACCGGCCGACGTGTTCTTCGGGTACGGGTTCGCTCTGCGTCCCTGTCCAGCCGCCGCCGCTTTTTTGTGACGAGCTTGTTCGCTGCGGTGCATCTGTACGCCGCGAAGCGGCATCCCCGCGTGCCTGGCCGCTACGTCGTGCGCTGCCGCCGCTGCCGTATGCGCCTCCGGTGTATTCGCCTTGTCCGCCACCTTGCTCGCGTTGTGAGCCTCGTGCGCCGCCTTCATCTTGAGATGTTCGTCGCGATCACGCCCGGCCCTTGCAGCGCGGTGATCATTACCAGCCGCCGCATACGCCTTGCTCGCCGCATCGAACTTCTCAGCCGCAACGCCGTGTGCCTGCGCTGCTGGTTGATGCTCACCTGTGGATGCCGCAGTCGCGGAGATCGCACTCGCCTTTTCGCGGTGCTTGCGCGCATCCCAGTCCTTGTTCTCTGCCGACTTGTTTGCTTCGCCACCCTGCCCTGCGTGCCAAGCGGCCCATCGCTCTGCTGCTGTTTCTTCGCTCGCCATGATGCCTCAGTGGTTCACGGTGACGTTGATGCCGGGTCCGTCGAACCGCTTATCAAACGGGTTCGGGTAGCACCCGAGGAGGTTGCAGAGCGCGCGACGCCAGAACTGGTACTCGACGCGAAGCTCCTTCATCTCGGTCCCGCGAATCTTGATCTCGCCGACCTCGTTCACGGCGAGCAGTTCGCGGTCTGAGTTCATCTGCTCCTCAATGCAGTCGAGGATCGTCAACTGCCGACGCACTTCGGGCTCGGCCGCGACAAGCACGAGGTTCATCGCGCTCTCAATGATGAACTGCGTTTCGATTGCTGCGGGTGAGCCGAGCACGAACGTCGCGGACGCGGCGACGTTCAAGTAGCCGAGGTGGTGTCGGATCTTGACCTTCTCTTGATCGGTGAAGCCGGTCATCTCAGGTCATCTCCGCTTCGCAATTCAGCCGGTGTCCACACCGGATGCTCAAGTCGAACTGCGCCAGGAACAGAATCAGCGCGAGGCCCGCAACCGGCGAGCGCCCGCGCCTATCCGCGTCGTCGTGCGCGCTGACGATTAGATCGTCGCCCACCGTGAACAGGTAGACGCTCGCCACATCGTCATGCGGGTACGGCATCGTCTTCACACTGGATCGAGAACGATCCCTTGCGTCAAGAGCATCGGCACGTCGTACATGCGCTCGTCCACGATCTTGCCGGGCTTGAGCACGGTGCGAACGCCGCGACAGAGGATCGGTCCACCGACGCGCACGCGGTACACCTTCACCGGCTGATGCGTCGGCTGCATGGTCGGCACCGATGGAGCGGTCGGCTGGACCGCCGCGACGGCGGGCCCGTGATGCACGAACTCGGGGACGAGCGGCGGGCCGTCGGGCCGTTGCTCGCCGTCCGCGCTCGGCATCGGGCCGCTGTACTGCTCGATCACATTCGGGTCGTCGGTCTTCAGTTTTCTTGCCATGTGGTTCCTCTGCTCTTGAGCCTACAGCATCACGACCGGACGCACCATGCGACGACGCCGTGCGTGCCTTCCTCCGTGTGAGGGTTGGCTCGCACGGCGTCGGCCGCAACCGGGTCGCGGTTCAGCCGATGACGAGCCAGCGAACGGTGCTCACGTCCGCGCCGTTCGTGCTGTTGATCGTGAAGCTACCAGGCGCTCCCACGACGGGAGACGCGATGGACAGCCCGCCCGAGTTTGCGCCGTCCTGAAGCCCGTTCGGGATCGGAACGATGACACTCGTGGCCGTGATGTTCGCAGCGACCACCTTGGTCCCTGCGACGAGCGTCGTCGTGCCGGTCTGAACGCTCGCCTTGGGAACGGCAGCCGCTCCCGTGGTCTGCTGATTCTGATCGAGCGCGCCGTCCATGATCTCGGCCATCGTGGTGGGGTCGCCACCGCGAAGCCGGATGCTGGCCGCCTGCGCCGCCGCTGCGACGAGGGCGGGCGTCGAGTCGAACACCTGACCGCCGACGCTCAGGAGCGCCGCGATAGCCACGGCGTCCGTCACGGAATCAAGCTGCTCGCCCGCGTAGTGCGATTGAGTGCCGACCTGGACGTTGTTGATGAGGAACTGCGTTGCCATGTTTTGAACCTTCCGCGCAGCGGGCGAGCGGTGCCGAAGCACCGCCCGTCCGTCACGCTACGGATCAGCCGAGCGCGTGCTCGATGATGATGGCGCGCTTGTACCGCTGCGGGCCGGTGGTCGCGGTCACGTCGCTCGGGATCGGGAAGCCCGTGGTGATGCTCCAGGTGCTCGCCACGATGTCCTGCAAGCGGTCGATGGGCGCACGCAGCGTGAGCCGGATGCGCTCGGTGAGCACGGACAGACCCGAGTTCACCACGTCGAACTCGCCGATCTTGCCGGTGATGCCCGCTTCGCTGACGTAGTTCGTCTCGCTCAGGTACTTCTCGTAGAGAGCGCCCTTGCCGGTCACGAGGATGCGACCGATTCGGATACCCGCGTTGTTGACCGTCTCCGCGCCGATGTCCTCGGAGTAGAGCGCGTTCGTACCCGTGCTCGTGGTGTCGCCCGAGTTCAGGCTGTCCGGGGACTCCGTGTTCATGAAGAACATGATCCCGCTGATCGCTCCGATGAAGCCCTCGTGGTAGATCGAGTGCTCGGGCAGCGCGGTGTTGAGGCGCTGGAACGCGGGGTCCGTGAAGACCTGCGCGTTGGAGTCGGGCGAGATGTGCGCGTGGAAGTATCCGTCCTCGTGCGGCTGGACGTTCTGCCGACGCAGCTTGTTCACCGCGTTGATGGCGTCCTGAAGGACGAACGTGTCGGCCGCGCCGATGGCGTCCACCGAGTCGCCGCCGCCTGAACGGATCACGTCGGGCTTCGCGTTCGAGAGAACGGGAGTCCGCGCCGGGATCGGATTCACGAGCGCCGAGCCGAGCAGGACCACGCCGGGTCCGTTCGGGTCGTTGATGTTGTCGGGCGTGAACGAGACGACCGTGTTCGCGGGCTCGCCCACGACGTTGATGCGGATCGGCAGCGGAGTCGCCGCGCTCACCGGAGCAGGTCGCACGGTGCTGCCGGGGATCACGACATCCGTGAACCCGTTGAGCGCCGCGATGTGCAGCGTGACCGCACCGGCCAGAGCCGGGTCGATGGTCGCCGTCTGCCCCGAGAGGTACGCCGTGAACAGCGCGTTGCGGGGAATCCGGTTGAGCGACTGACCAGCCTGGAGGCCAAGCTGATGGATGTTGCGGAGGAACTGATTGGCGTTCGCCACCGCGCTCGTCGGCATGTGCGTGTCGATGGTTCCCGCGTAGCGGTCGAGTCGCGCTTCCCACTGCTCGTAGGAGACGGTCTGCGGCGTCGGGTCCGTACCAGCGGCGAGCGGCTTCACGATGGGGCGAAGCAGGCCGGGCCGCGACATGAACAGGTTGGTGCCGGTGTTCGCGGCCCACTCCTCGACCAGCGCCTCGGCGCGGTACTGGAGAGCAGGATAGAGGCCGTCGTGGAAGGCGCGCTCCAGCAGACCTTCCTGAACGAGTTGAAGAATCGCGGGCGGGATGCCGAGCACGAGGTTGGTAGCCATGAGAAAAGAACTCCTTGGGGATGCTTGGTTGCGTTGCCGTTGGTCAACGAAGATCGCCGCGAGAGTTCACGTCGATGGTCGCCCGACGGGGGGCGGAGGCGGCGTGCCTCGTCACGAGATGTTGTTGAGGGTGAACTGCCGAATCGTCTCCGTCAATAGCTGATGCCGCGACGACGCTTCTCGGCGTCCCACTCACCCTTGGTCATGGTGTTCGGCATGCCTGGTTTCGCCGTCTTCGTCGTGAGCGCGTTCGTCGCGGTCGGCGACGGCTTCTGCACCGGCCGAGGGCCAGTCGTGAGCGGGCGCTGCAAGGGAGCCTTCGGCGGTTCTGGCGCGGGCGGTGACGCGGCCGATACCTGCACGCGAGCGAACGCGGGCTTGCTCTTGGCGTAGGTCGAGAACCACTTGTCCACGTCCTTGTCGGTCATCTTCGCGGCGTCGCGCGGGCTGACCTTCGTGAGCACCTGCCTCGCGTAGAGGAAGGCCACGTCGTCAACGTAGTCGTCGCCGACATGCTTCGCCGCGATCTTCCTGATGATCGCGTCCTGCTTGTCGAAGGCGCGTTGTGCATCGACGCTCCGCGCCTTGTCGCGCCACTTCGTCGTTTCCTCCTGCGCGCGTGCCAGGTCTGCGTTCAGCCGCTCGACCTCGCTCATCTTCGCGCGCTCGCGCTCGTCGCGCTCCGTCCGCATCGCGGTGAGTTCGTCCTTGATCTTGCGGATCTCGGCCGGGTCATCGGTGCCGAACGCCTCGACGAGCTTCTTCCGCTCGGCGCGCTTCGCCTGCTCGATGCGCTCGTTGAACTTCTCCTTGGAGAGAAGGATCTCATCGCTCGACCGACGAGGCGCGGGCGGCTCTGCTGGCGTCGCCTCGGGCGATGCGCTCACGGGCGCGGCCGGGACAACGGGCGCGCTCGGTGTTTCGGGGACGGTGATCTCGGGGAGATCGCTGCTCAGGTCGTTGGGGTCCATGCGGTGTTGCTTCCTCTTTGCAGACGCGGACGGCTCTCACCATCCCAGAAGTGACTCGGCGTGCGCGGCTTGGTTCAAGCTCACCGCACACGCCGACGTTGATCACATGATCGTGGAATCGGCGTCCAGCAGAGCCGGGACGTTGATGGCCGAAACCACCGTCAGCGTCACGGTCGCCGCCGTCACGGCGTCCGCGACTGCGAACGTCACGGTGCCCTTGGCGAGATTCAGCCGCGCCTGACCAGCGGCGGGAGCGCCCGCGCCGGGGACGAGGATGATCTTCTTGCCGAGCGTGGTGCCCGCCGTCGCGTTCGCGTCCGCGAGCAGGATCACTCCGCGACCAGTGAGCGATGCGGGGAGCGTCAGCACGTTCGCGGCGACGCTACCGGCGAAGATGAACTCGTCGCCCTTCTCAGGGATGAACTCCACGTCCACCTGCGAGTAGGTGCTGGTGGCGAGCAGAACGATGTCGCCGTTGGGCGCGACGGCGATCTGTCCGTCGGCGGGAGTCGCGCCGAACGCCTGCACGGCGAGTTCGCCCAAGGTGCCGCCGCCCGCGCGAGCGTAGGCGCGCTGGATGCTGCTCGCCTTCGCATCGCTCGGCAGAGCGAACGACCTGAGTGTGGCGAGCACGTTCGTCGCGGCCAGCGGCGTCCCCATCCGAATCTGCGTCGAGATGGCGCTTCGGAGGATCTGCCCGAAGCCGAGGATACGCATGCCATCGGCGAGGGTGTTCGGGTTGGCGGCGTCGAGAACTTTCTTGAGTGACTGCGACATGTGAGAGTGCTCCTGGCGGCGGGTTACTGATTGCCGCAGACGAAGTATTCGATCCGAGACGTGCCCTTGAGTTCCAGCTTCTTGAGGAAGTTGATGTCTGCGAACTCCATCACGACGAGTCCCTGGAAGCCAGGGTCCGTCACGATGATGTTGCCGCCGCTGCCGTCGTCCTGCGTTCGTCGCATGGAGATCGGTGCGTCGGACTTGAGATAGAGGAAGTTCGCCTTGGTAACGGCGGCTCCGCTCGTGCCGTTCGGCTCGGACATCTGCACGAACGCGCTCGGACTGTTGAGCATCATCGCGAGGATGCCGCTCGCAACCTGATAGCCCTTGCCGTTGCAACCGCCGCCGACGGTGGAAAGCGGCGTGCTCGCCACCATTCCAGGGAACGTGCTGTCGCATGCCGACGGCGGGCCAGCCGTCAACGTGCCATCGATCTTGAGCACTCCCATGTCGCGACTCTCAGAGCTTGAACGGCTTGTGGACTGCGTTGCCCGCGACGGTGCCGAGCGGGTTGCCTGCGTCCTGCGAAGGCGTCACGACCTCGGCAGCGGTCATCGGACCAGCGGCCTTGTCTTGCGGGTTCACGGGAGCCGCGCCGCTCTGCTGCGGACGGCTCGCTCCGTAGCTCGCGGGCTGTCCGCCACCGGATGCCGATCCGTTGCCGCGTGGGTTCGTGAGGAAGTCGTTGCCTGATCCTGAAGCCATGTCGGTCTTTCCTTTACCGTCACCGAAAGGCGACGTGCTTCCGTTCCCTGGAGTGCTTGGCATCTTCGATCCTTCTACGCGCCGTTCACCCTTGCGTCAAACGCATCGGTGAGATGTGAGCGTCGTTGATCGGTCCCGCGTCGGGCCACGGGATCGGAGTCTCACCGTCGGGCACGCGCCGCTCGTTGACGATCACCTGCATCGCCACGCCGCGCACTCTCGCTTCGTCCATGATCTTCGCAGGCGTTTCAACCGGCGTCGGCTGGCTCGGACCACGCGGCATCTTGCCGATGTTCTGCGCCGTCGGATTGGGACCAGTGAGCCGGAACGGACCCGCCATGTCAGAAGTCTCGCAGGTCGCCGGGGACCTGTCCAGCCCGAGCCGGAACCGCCCTATTGATGGGCATGTGGCTTCTATTCGATGGCGGGTTCGTGAGCATCGTCGCTCACCGAGAAAACAAGGCGCTCCTGTGCGTCCGCGGCCGGGTTCGCGGGGACGTGGAGGCGTTCTGCAAACGGTCGGTGATTGCCGATCCGAAGGGCGTCATCGAGACGCTGGATGCGGACTACCGCTTCCGGGTGGTGCTCGACCGAGGAATCGTGACGGCGGCGGTGGCCGAGATCGTGGCGTCGATGGACTACGACAACTTCAAGACGCGGGTCGCCAAGTCGCAAGGCATCGCGCGAGCGAACGTCTACCACGACGTGTGGGCCGACCTGTTGACGCTAGACGCCCGACACGAGAAGCGGTGAGATAGATCATGGCACGCGATACCAGCTTCGACATCGACCCGAAGAATCCGACCATCGCGCTGGAGTACGAAGGGAAGATGTACTCGCTCGACAAGTACGACGCGCTGATGGATGCAGGCGCGACGGTTCAGACGATCTTCTACGTTCTCAAGGACAGGACGCGGGTGAGCCCCGGAAAGATCGGCGGGTCGCCTTCTGATCTGAAGTTCGACGACGAGAGCGACATCGTTCTGTTCTAGTCGGCGATCTCATCAAGCGTCACGAGTACCAATCGATCTCGGCGATCGTTCGTGATCTTCTCTGCGTTCCTGATGCGGTACTTCGTCCCGGCACGCACAACGAACTCACCTTCACCCTTTCCGGTCTTGGAGTGAGTTTCAACGGCCATGCGAGACGCCGCCGTTTTCGGAGTCACGTTTATGTGGAAGACAATCGCATAGCCTTCCTCCCGTTCTCCGTTCGCCTTGAGCAGCGGCTTTCCAAGGTGATTGACGGCGCCGCCGCTTCGCGCGAACGATAGCGCGACGCGCGGGTTCCAACTCGTTGAGGTGATCGCCTCCGTGTGGAACTCGCCCTTGTTGAGAAGCGAATGGAGCGCGTCACGCGATAGCTGCCCGATGCCCCGATACAGACTCGTGACTTTCGACTCGTGCTCGTTGTTCGTGAGCGCCGTCTTCTCACCAGCGGCGGTCGCCTTATCAACGCGATCAAACGTAGATTCGATCTTCGCATGCGCTGACTTCGCGCTCTTGTAGGTGTATCCCGACCGACCGCCGCCGAAGCCGCCACCGTGCGACGGATACTTCGTCTCCCATTCCGTCTGCGTGAGTCGCACGGCATCACGGATCGGCCCGTAGTGGTTCCCCGTGTAGTTCAACAACTTGCCGAACGCGACTGCCTCGGCGGCCTTCAGCGACTCCATCTTGTCGTGAGCCGATCGTTGAAACGCGCGCTGCTCCTCGTAGGTCGCGATACCGGTCGGCCGCTCAAGCGAACTCTCAAGATGACCCGTCTTCAGGGTATCGACGTTGTAGAACGTCCTCGGTGCGGCAGGTGGTTCGACGGGGGGCGGCGGTGGAAGCCCTTTCTTCCGAGCACGATAATCACGCGAGGCTTTCGCCTTCGCTGCCTTCAGCGCGAGTGCTTTCGCCTCGGCGCTCGCGTTCGCCGGAAGCGGGGAAGCGATGACGGCAGCCTGTGCTGCTTTCGTTACAGCGACTTCTTCGGCCTTCGCAAGTTGAGCATGGTCGTCGAGGTTCGCACCCTTCATCTTCGACTGCTTCTCAAGCAGGAACTTGGTGCGCGCCTCCAGCATTGATGCGACCTTCGCGGCCGATGCCGGGTCAAGCGTCGGCGCGTGCTTGTCGAGGTACGCTTTCCACGAACCGTACTTCTGATGGAGCGCCTTGATTGTGTTCACCTGCTCGTAGAGCCCGGTGATCTGTTCCGCGCTCGTGACGCCAGCCTTCTTCGCGACGCCCGAGTAATATTCGTTCTTCGACGGGGCGAAGAAGTTTTCCCATTCGGTGACTTCGTTCAAGAGGTGAGGAGGTTTCAACCCGCCTTGTGCGCGGTAGAGCAGCGACCCGCCCGAGTCGATGCGAACCGGCGTTCCACCGTGCGTGACCATCACGTTGTCGAGCCCAGTGCCGACGGCATCCCAGTTCGCCACGAGCACGTCGGCTGCGAAGCCGTCGAGCATCTTCGTCGCGACGTGCTCATCGAGCGCGTGACTCAACTTCTTGCCGTCGATGATCGTGCTCGAATAGGCGAGCTTGTCGTCCGGTAGCTTGAACAGTTCGCTTGATGACGCCGCGATGTTCAAGTCCTTGTAGATTCGGTTCGTCAGGTCTTCGAGAATCGCTTGCTCGGGATTCGCGTAGAACTTGACGTAACGCTTCACGCCATCGGCACCCGTGAACATGCCGCCCGGATTGCTTCCCTTCTTCTCACCGACTTGGTTGCTCCACTTCTTCGTCGTCGGGTCGAACGTACCGAGAATGTTCTCATGCTGGTGCTCGGGCAATAGCGTCGGCTGGTTCATCAGCGCGAGAGTCGCTTCACTCATCCCCGGCTGATCCGGTTCAGCCTCAAGCGGATGTTCTTCCTCCAGCGCATCCAATTCTTCATCGGTCATGTGCTGTGGTTTTTGAGCGTGTGGCGTTGGCATTGCGACGGGCTCGGGCACATGCACGGGCTCAGGCATGGGCACGGGCTCGGGCACGCTCTCAGAAAGCGGCTTCGGCGGTGCGGCCTTGCCGAACAGATCGATGTCCACCGTCGTCATCGTCGGGCGCGACGGCGGCGACCCCTTGTTCCCTTGCGCGGTCCATCGCGCTTGCACCTCGCCGTCGTCGCGCCACTTCAGCGATGCGGGGATCGGCCACGAGATGCGATGCGGGACGACAACCTCGCGATCATTCGGTCGGTTCGGCGGGTGCTGGTAGTAGCCACCCGCCCACTCGAACGCCTGCATCGGCTTTCGGATCTGGCCGTGTACTTGGTACGAGTCCCACCCGGTGCGGTCGTCGAACGTCGCCGACAGGATCTTCACCATGTCGCCGAGCGCGTCGTTCGCGGCGCGCGTCGCTTCCCATCCGGCGCGGTTGTATGCGCCCATCGTTTCGGTCCGCACGATGCGCTCGGCCCAGTGCGCGGGCGCTGCTTTCAGAAACGGTGATGCCGCCGTGAGGTCGTTGCGAACTTCGGCCCACGGCTGTCCCTGGATCATTCCGAGCTTGAGACGATCCTCGAAGTGGTCGAGCACGGTCATCCCGTAACGCGCGAGGATGCCCTGCTTCGCCTTCGTCGCAGGCACTCCCGGCGTTCCCGTCGTCAGGTGTCGGAGCATGCTCGCGCGTGCTCCCTGATGTGACCTGTCGAACATCATCGCCTCGTTCAGAGGAAGGCGCGCATTGATGCCGCGGTACTTCTTCTCCGAGTCCTGCATGAACTGGATCGTGCCGTCGGTCGCCAGGTCCGCGACGCCCGCTGCCTGGTTGACGAGCGTGGACTGCATGCCGCTCGTGAGCCCCTTCAGCGTGTGTTCAATCTGCTGAAGCGTCAGCTTGAGTTGCGTCGCGGTGAAGCTGTCCGCGCCGGGGCCGGTGAGCCCAACGGTCGCGGTGAGCCGGTGGTTCAGTTCAAGCTGCGCCTGCTCAAGCGTCTTCTTCAAGCTGGCAGGGCCGACGACTTGCGCGAGCTTCGTCGCCTCGGCGCGGTTGCGCGTGAGGATCGAAACGGGATCGGGAGCGGCCACGCGCTACCCGCCGAACGGAGACGGCTTCGGCGTCGCCGGTTCCGCATCGGGCTCCGTGCCGGTCTTCTTCTCGCCTTCGTCCTTGCCGACGACTTCGCCCTGCGCTTCGCCCTTCGCGGCGCGCAACGCTGAGAACTCGGAGACGGTGAGCGAGCCATCGGGATCTGGCCTGCCGTCGCGCGTGAGAAGCGGGCCGAGGCCGACGCTGCCGCGCGCTTCGTTGACCGTCGTGATCGACGCGAGATCGCTCGCCGTGAGTTCGAGCTTCCCTTGTTTCTCGACCGGCTCCTCGAACAACGGCGTGCCCGGTGTCTCGTCGGGCGCCGTCTCAGCAGGTGCCGTCTCGTCGGGAGTTGCACCGGGCGGGAGTTCGTCTTGCGAGTCCACCTTGCCACCGGCATCACCACCGAGCATTGCGGCGCGGCCTTCACCCGTGTCGAGTTCCTGTTCGTCGATGCGCGCCTGCTCCTTGAACGGGTCGAGGTTGAAGATCGCGGAGAGTTCTTCCACGCCGGTCTTCTTCGACATGATGCCTTGAACGACGGCGGCGCCGATGGTCGTAGCCTGCGCTTGCTGATCCGTCGGCGTCGGGTTGAAGAACGCGGGCCAGTCCAGGTCGATGTCCGTGCTCTCACCGGGTTCGCGCTCGACGCTCGTGCTCACCGGCTTCCCGTCTACGATGTCCGTCTGCACGCGCGGCGGGAGCTTGATCGCGAGTTGAACTTCCGTCTCCTCGCCCGTCTCCTCATCGACCTCGGTGTGCGTGGTGTTCGTGCGCGTCTGCGCGACGCGAAGCATCTGCGTCAGGAGGCGGGTGATCGCATCGCCGTACTGCTCGCGCAGGATCTCGCACTTCGCCAGCATCGGCTCATAACGCACCTTCAGCGCGAGGCTCGACGTGCCGCTGCCCGCGACCGCATCGGGGTCGGGGATCACGCACTGAGTCGCCTCCAGCACGGCGTCGCGCATCTTCTCGACCAGTTGAAGGCCGACGTTGATGCTCGTGCCCTGGAGTTCCATGTAGTGCGCGTCGCCCGTCTCGCCGACCATGAGCGAGTTGTCGCTGCCCTTCTTCAACCCCGTGCGGCTCACGAGGTCGGGGTCCATCTTCATGATCAGCGTCGGGTCGAGGTTGAGCGTCGCGCCGCGCACGACGACGCTCTTGAGCATGTCCAGCGAGTCAAACGACTCATAGCTCTCGGCGTAGTCGGATTGTCCGTCGATGGACGTGCCATCGTCTTCGGGTAGGTTCTGAATCCAGATCAGGTGGCACTCGCCGTCGTTGTGCTCAACGGCGTTCTTTACCGTCCAGTGAGGATCTTGGTCGGCCTTGTACTCGCACGGCGCGAACTCGATGTCGGCGTCCTGCGTCCAGTCGCGGCGATACCAGTACATCTTCTGGATGAAGGCGCGCTTGGTCGGGTCGTACTCATCCACCGGATAGATGTAGACCTCGCTGACGTGCTTCGGGATCAGCAGCGCGCGATCCTCCCACTCGTGAACGTGGAGGTGCTTGCCGTTGTGCGCGAGCACCTTCGGAACGCCCTCGTAGTAGCACCACGACAGACCGGCCGTGCCGACGCTGCCGCCCATGTTCCGCAAGCGGATCATCAGCGTGCGGAGCTTCGCCTGCTTCGCAAGCTCACGCACGAAGTCCTCGCTCCGGTGATCACCGTGAACGCGGATCTTCGGCCAGCGACCGTGACCGAACAGGAGCGACGTGAACGAGTTGACGATCACGCGCGCCAGTCGGTAAGGCGCACTCGGGCGACGCAGCTTGAGCGGGACGTAGTAGCTCGCGGCTTCGGCGCTCAAGAGCGGCTGACTAGTCGGAGGGCCGGGCGCGATCACCCGACCGTCGAAGTCGTACATCTTGAAGTCGTGGTTGGTGCATCGGAAGTACGACTCGCGCCGCCCGAGCATCTGCACACGCGCGCTGTTGATGAAGCTCCGCGCCTTGAAGTCGTCGAACGTCGTATTGTCCAGACCGAAGCTGGAGCCGACGCGCACGCTACCGTCGGCCTGCGCTTGCGTGCGCGGACCCGTGCCTCCCATCGCGTAGCGCATGCCGTTCGGGCCGAGGCCGGGAGTACCGCCGCCGACGGGTCCGCCAGTGGAGATGGGTTGCATCAGAAGCTCCTACGGGATCGAGCGTACCGCTCGGCGAGGCTGCCGACTAGAGGCGGCTCGGGTTGCGGCTTCGGCCGCGACGGCGCTTCGTCCGCGATCATCGCTCGCGCTGCATCGTTCATGGGGTCTTGCGCCACGGCCACGCCGTCGTCGGGCTCATCGAGTTCGGCCGGTTCCTTGCGCGGCTCGCTCACGCGCACGAGCGCGCGAAGCGCCAACGCGCTCTCTGTGAGCACGTCCGCGAGCGCGCCGAGTAGGAACCGGAGCATCGGTTAGACGCCGATGCTGGTGAGCACTGGCGCGAGCGCGAACGTGTAGATGCCGACCGGATCACCGCCAGCGGGGATGACGCGGACATAGGCTTCCAGAGAACCGCTCGGCGTCTCGGCGTGGTGTTGCGGGAGGCCGATGCAGTCGAAGAACTGCACGAACCCCGGCTTGAGCGTGAGCGGCCCTGCGTTCAGCTTGTACCACTTCAACGTCACGTCCTCCCAGATGAACACGTCGGCCGTCAGGTTCGGTGCGACGCCAGCGCCCGTGTAGGCGTAGGTCACGGCGAGGCGGCTGATCGCCCATCCGTTCATGTTGCTGAACGCCGAGTTGAGCACGTTGTCGTTGTGTTGATCGGTGAGCAGCGTGGGAACAACGTCGGAGCCGAGTAGCGGGTCGGTGGAAGCACCGCCGACCTGCCGCATGAAGATGTCGTGGAAGCGCATGATCGTTCTCCTTGAGTCAGTGAGATTGTGAAACCGCGAGCCAGGCGACGCGACAGTTCTGCGCGGTCCCGTAGAGGCTGAACCCGATGAACCCTTCGATGCTCGACGCGAAGCGGCCGGTGCCGCCGATCATCCAGCCGCCCGTCTCGAACTGCCGCGAGAGCGACGCGAGTTCAACGGGCGGCGTCTCGCTCGACATGCGCGCCGTGACGACGCCACGCTGAGTCGTGTCCACGTTGAGGCGTAGGTTGCCGCGTGGTTGCGCGACCAACGGATCGAACGCGCTCGCCGACGGGACGAGCTTCGCAATCCAGTGGATCAGCGGACGGTCGGGCACGACGTACAGCGTGACCGGACATCCGTGCTTCGGCATCGCCGCATCGAAGCCCCATCCCCGTCCGTACTTCCGAACCGAGTATCCGGCGCTCGCGTTGATGGTCAGCAGGTCGTTGTCGATCAAGAGAACGCCGCCGCGACGCGCGGCCAGCATCTCGCTCTTGTTCCCGTCAACGATCTCGCCTTCGAGATATTCGCACTTCTCATCCCAGATCACGACTCGGTTCATTGGTCAGCATCCTCTCAGTGCAGACTTGCACACGCATGGAACAGCATGGACAGCACGATGATCGAAGCGATCATCGGCGGGAGTAGGTCGTCAAGCGCCTCGACGATTGCAGCAAGGTCTTCCTTCATCAACGGCTCATAATGCTTTGGCCGAGGCCGCGCGTCGAGTTCGACTGAGCGCCGCCGCGCATCGCGCTCCCGTACCCTAGCGCGCGAGCCTGCTCACGCGCGAGCCACGATGCGATGAGCACGTCGTCAACGTGTTTACCGGGCTCGTAGTCGAGGCACGACTTCACCCATTCCTGCACGGGCTTCGCGCACCGCCCGGTCGCATCGCACGGGATGATCCAGTTCCCGTTCTGAAGCTCGACGAACAAGCCCTCGATCCCGAAGTCGAGATGCGCCTTGTTCTGCGCCGTCGTCGTGTGCGCCTTCACCGGCACGTTCGCGTTCGCAGCGCGAACGAACTGGAGGATGTACGCCTGCGCCGCGTTCGACTCGACCCTGATGATGCTGTTGAACGTGCGGTGCTTTGCGATCACCTTCGCCACGATGGTCGGCGCGTCCCACTGGCCCACGTCGATGTCGAGGATGCGGCGCTTACCGCTCGGCAGAATCTCGAACGTGAAGAACGCGGTGCTGTCGTGCGCCGTGGTCTTGCCGACCGCGAGATCAACTCCCGTCACGGTCGGGTTGCCACCCTTGTACTCAGAGACGAGCGTGGTCCCGCGACCGGCTGCTTTGCAGTGCTCGATCCAATCGATCTTGCACCGTGCGCTCATCTCGTCGCGGCACTGAGACATGAATAGCTGCTGGAAGCGGTGCGGCAAGTGCGACGCGCGGAGAGCATCGATCTCGCTCTGCGGGAAGCGCGCAGGCCAGAGCGGCGTCTCACGCTTCGGGTCGGGCTCGTGCGAGGCGAGGCGATACCACTCGCCCGCCTTCTCGGGCCACGGCACGATCTCATCGCTGTCCCAGCCGTCACAGTTCGACAGGTGGATGCCGCCTTCGAGATCCATCGTCAGCGTCGGCCAGCCTCCTGCTTCGAGTCGGTACGTCAGATCGTCCTTGTCCCAAGGCGTGTTCGTGACGACGAGCCGCGAATCGGAACCGCGCACGCGGGAGAGCACGGTCGAGTCGAAGAACTCGGCAACCTTGTCGCGAGCCGCCCGCGTGCTCGTGTTCTCCTGGTTGAGCACGTCGTCCACGATGATCCAGTCGAGGCGCGAGCCGGGGATCACGGCGCTGTCCAGGCCGACGGCCATCAACGAGGCGTCGCGGATACCAGCGGGTCGATCCACGGTGAGACTGATCTGCGTCCACGAGTCGCCGACGCGATGCGAGCGACGGAGCGCCGGGAACGCGATCTTGATCTCGGGTCGTTGCTCGATGTAGTCGCGCACCATGCCGAGCGGCTTCGACGCTTGCGCTTGCGTCGCGCTCAAGATGGCGCCGCGCACCGTGCGGTCACGCCCGAGCAGGAACATCGTGAGCGCCGCCATGCAGTACGTCTTCGATGAACCGGCTGGCATGCGGACGACGCAGCGCGGGTGAGCCCACACGAACTCCAGCAGAAGGCGCTGATGCGGCACCACGCGGATCGGCGTCTGCGTTCGCTCCTCGCGCATCACGAACCCGAAGAACGTCGCCGGGTTCTTGCGTGCCTCTGCGCCACGCGCGAGCAGGCGCGTCACCGCTGTCTGCTGCTCGACGGGTGAGAGGCTGGCGAAGCTCGACATCACCACTCCACGATGATGAGCCCGATTGAACCTGCCGCCGCCGTGCCGCCGTTCGCGCCGAGGCCGCCCGTTGTCGAGCCTCCACCGCCGCCTCCACCGCCACCGCCTCCGCATCCGCCAGCGCCGTTCACGCCTTGCGGGCACGTCACTGGCGTCGTTCCGTTACCGCCTGCTCCCGCTGCGTTGCCCGCGCCGCCGTTGCCGCCCGCCGTACCCGTAGGAGTGACCACGCTGGTTGCTGGGTGTCCTGCGTCCCCGAACGCGCCCGCGCCGCTTCCGTTCCCGCCGCCGCCTCCACCATGCGTCGCGCCGCCTGCCGCGCCGCCGATGCCGTTCGCGCCGCCGCCCGTGATGTTCACTCCGAACAGGAGCATCCGTGCGAGGCTCGGTGATCCGACCGGCGTGACACCGGCCACACCGGGAGCACCGCCCGCGCCTGCTCCGTGGTTCGAGTTCCCCGCCGTGGAGAGCGCACCATAGCCGGTGCCGACGGCTGGATTCCCTCCCGCTTGCGCGGCACCGCCGCCGCCGATGGTCCCGTTCCCTGCGCTCGTGCTCGCGGCACCGGAGCCGGTCTGCTGGACGGACCCGAACGTGAGCGAGTCGAAGCTGGACACGCCGCCCGCGCCGCCTCCACCACCGACGCCGCCCGGTGCCGTGCCGCCTACTCCACCGAGCCCGCCCGCGCCGACGACAACGGGAACCGCGACGCCAGGCGTGACGGCGCAATCATACGGGCCCTTGAGTTCAGCGGACGGTCCTCCCGCGCCCGCGCGTCCTGCACCGCCGCCGCCTCCGGTCGCACCGCCGAAGCCGTCACCGCCCGCGCCACCTCCACCGCCGCCGCTCGCGCCGGGGCGACCGTAGACGCGGACGCGCGTGACACCGGGAGGAGGCGTGAACGAGAACGCGCCCGCCGCGCTGAAGTATTGCCGCCCGGTGTTGTTGAACACCGCGAGCATGATGCCGTTCGCAATCTCATCACCCGCGCCGCGCGCATAGGCCGCCGTCGCTTGAGCGGCTGCCGTTTCGAGCGCGACATCCGGCAACGGCGAGAGGATGCCGCCTAGCTGCCTGAGCCCGTCGATCACACGAGCATCGCCCTGGAGATCATCCAAGAACGAACCAGCACCGCGACCGCCGATTGCGTTGATGAGTACGAACTTCGACATAGTGGTTTTCAGAACGAGGTGACGACGTTGACCTGCAAGAACCCGACGGTCGGGAAGCTCAACTTGTCACCGCTCAGGAACGTCGCCTCGAACTCGGCGAGGTACGCGCCAACGGTGTCCGTGTCCGCAGGAACCCACTCATACTGAACGTCTCCGGTGAGCGCGTTGTTGATCACGGCGGGCGCGCTCACCTTGAGCGGACCACCGTCACTCGGCTGCATCTTGAACACGACGGTCGCGCCCGTGAGGTCAACCGGCAACGGGTCGTCGCTCTCAACCTGCGTCTTGAGCAACGCCTGGAAGAACGGGAGCGTGTCGTCTTGCTTGATCAGGAACATGGTTCTTCCTTAGCACGAGATGACGATGGTTCGGATCTGCGGCGCGTCCACGACCGCGATGGATGGCGTGTTGAGAGCGAGCGCGACCTGCACCGGGACCGTTGCTTGCGCCAGGACGTTCACGGGGAAGGCGAGCGCGAACTTCTCAATCGGGTCCACCAAGCTGACGACGAACTTGAACTCGGCGAGGCCACGACAGAACGGCGGTGGGTTCGCGCCAGAGAGCCCGAGCGCAGCGACCGCGAACGGTGAGAGCGCAGCGTTGACCGAACCCGTGGTTGTCGTCTGTGCGGTGACGAGCGCGTCGAACGGCGTGAACGCCGCGCTCGCGGAACCCGTGACCACGGACTCGCCGAGCACCGTCACGTCGAACGGTGAGAGCGCCGACGAGGCCGCGCCCGTGTTCGACAGAGCGCCCGCTGCCGCGACCGCGAACGGTGCGAGCGCGGCGTTGACCGAACCCGAGTTCTGAGTCTGCGCCGTGGCCGTCGCCGCGAACGGAGAGAGGGCGGCGTTGACCGAGCCCGTGATCACTTCATCGCCGAGGGCAGCGACGGCGAACGGTGAGAGCGCCGCCGAAGCGGTCGCGCCGATCTGGACACTGGCAGCCGCGCTCACGTCGAACGGTGAAAGCGCCGCGCTCGCCGTCGCGCAGACGTTGTTCGTGAGCCTCGTGAGAACGATGTCGTTCGTCCCGTAGGGCGGAACCCACGAGTAGAGAACGACGTTCAGCGCGAGAGCAACGACGGCGCTCTGCGCGTACAGGCGCACGTCGTTCGGGCCGTCGAGCGTCGTGCTTCGCAGGACGAGGCTTGATGCTGCGTCGTCCGCGCACGCCATAGTTCAGACTCCGACGAGCGTGTTCGCCGTTGTTCCCGCCACGTCAGGCGAGCCCGCCTTGTACGCGACGAGGTAGTGCGTCCCGGTGAACTGCGTACAGAACTCGAAGTACCCTGCCGAGTCGCAGGTCATCTGATTCACGAACGCATCGGTCGCCGTGATGAAGCCCTGCACGATGCAGCTTCCGAGCACCGCTCCGGTCGAGTCTCGGCATGTCCCGATGATCTTCTTCGCTTGCGTGCCGCCGCTCGCGTCCCACCCGAGGTCGAGCCCCCAGCGAGGGAAGCTCCGCGCGTCCAGTCCGACCAGACACCCGTTCTCATCGCTGCCTTGGAACGCGCTGCTCGGCCAGAGCGCGGCATCACGCCACGGCTCCATCGGGATCGGGTTGTACCCGTTCCACTGGTACTCGTGCGGCCACGACTGCTCGGAGACGGGCATCGCGAGCGTGCCGATGCCCGG